ACCTTATATCCTTTCTCGGTCTGAACAAAAGTTCTAAACTCTTCAAGATGGTCTAGTTTATCTATAACCATTTGCTTGACTGCTTGTAGTTCTTTGTATAGAGCAATCATAGTCTTGAACTTATAGACATTATCGAGAAGGTAGTTCTCACTCCTATAAACAAGATTTCTTTTCTTCGTCAAGTTATCAACTGTCTTGATCTTAGCAAGTTCTGTTGTCATCTTAGAGTGATAAAAATTCACCAACTCGTTTATAGTCTCATCAATGTTACTAATACTACGAGCATTCTTGATTTCACTATTGAAGAACTGCTTTAGATAAGAAGAGATATGAAACTTAGCATCACCCGTGGTTCCAAAATTACCAACAAGATCATCTAAGAAGTCTCCACATAACTGAGACATACGTTCAATCTTTGCAACGTATCTATCAAATGTTGCCATCTCAGTCTTAGAAAAACCTACCCTATTCATCGGGGTATCATTTTGAACTACCAAAACATTATCAGAACCATTTACATTAGCTCCTGCTCTTGCCTGCATAGTTGATAATTCATTTCCAGTATAATGAGTATGAAACACTACTCCAATCTTTGCTCTGCCAGCTTTTTTACCAATATCGTGGTCAACAGGGATGCCATAAGTAATAGTGTTTGGTCTAAATGTGTAGAGTTGTTCTCCATTGATTGTTTCTCTCCTAAGATCACTAGTAAAAAGCAAATCCCCCTGGACTACTCCTTGTATTCCAAGTAAAGAAAAATACCTCAAAGAAAATTTCAATTTTTCTGCAAGATCTCCCTCATACCATCCATCAATTTGTTCTTCACTGTAGCATAGTTTAGGATCTGTTTTATTGAATACGGATTTTGTTCCAACAAAAAACATTCCTGTGTTTGGATCTGTTCCACAAATAACAGATGGAGCTCCGTCCCACTTTGTCTGCATGAAACCAGTGCTTTCTTGGTGACCCAACATCTTGCGAAGTTCTTTCAAGAAAGATATGGCAGCATTACATCCATCAACACCATAGTTGAGCATTTCATCTTCAAGATGTTCTAAGTGCTTTAGCTGTTTGATGTTTGACATTAGCGTTTCTTAGTATAGTCGCCATTAGTGTGGGTTGGATATACTCCACCACTTTTATTTCTGATATTGAATTTGAATTCATAGGTCTTAGTTTCAAAGATCATATCAATACGCTTACCAGTTCCAGATGCACCACCATAATTTACTTCGACAGAACTACCAATCAATTCAGAAGCATTATTCATATAGGTTTGATCAATCTCATAAAATTTTAGTTGTGATCCATTGTAATGGCACATCCAATATCCATATCCAACACCACTCTTGATCAAATCTTCCAATGCTTGCTTACCAGCAGAAGTTAGTGGTGTATTTGTAATATGATTTTGAACCGTTGGACCAGGAGATTTTCCATAATTTGCGAACACATCTAAAAATTTTTTATAATCAATTCCAAACATGTCCAAGTATTGCTTTCCGTCATCTGGAATTTTACCAGATTTCAATTTACTTTCTGGAAACAAAGCAAGTTTTCCTTTTCCACTACTACGAACGCCACAGTTGAAAAATGATAAAGTGCTTCCAAATTTTACAGAAAGATAGACAGGTTTTCCAGCAACTGTCAATGTAATATCTGTCAATGTAGATCCAATATTATTAGTGGTAGCTCCTCCAGCAGATATAATAACATTGCTTCCTTGTTTCTGTAATGGTCTTGCTTGGTTTTTACCGCCCTCACCCATAGCTTTTGTTGGTGCCTCACCATACTTTTCAATCATTGCAGCAACGATCATATCAACATGATCTTTGTATTTTGTAGGAGTTTGACCACTACAATATTGGATCAATGCTTCGGTAAGATCATCCTCATATTGATTACCCATATTGACTTTTTTACCACCTTTGATTTGACCACCAAACTCAGAGGTTTTCATAAAATCTTCAAGATCAAGATAGAAATCTTGATTGCTTATTCTCTTGGGAACATTTCTACCAGGAGGAAAGTTGCATATAAATTCTATATTATTTCTTCCACGAAGACCTTGCCTACACACCAAATCAAATAACATCTTTGCAGAATTTTCTTTCCCAGGACTTCCTTTGATATCATGGAAATCTTGGAATTGAGAAGTACGATATTTATTATCTGCTCCCTTTGTCGTTACGGTAAATCCAGATACCTCAACGATACCCATATCAGTTAGGAACCTATTTTCTCTACCATTTCTATTCAAAGCTTTATCAAAAAAGGTATCCATACGATCAAGATACCTTCCGCCATTCCTGAAAAAATCTCCTGCCTTCATAAGAAAAAACCTCCCTGCTAGTATTTAGAGGGAGGTTTATAATTACAGATCGTCGTCTGCTCGGTTTTCACTGTAGTAGATATCAAACTGACCACCAGGATATCGCTTCTCCAGCTTCTTCACATTTCGTTCAAGCACTTCTTCAAATGTAATTTCAAGTGCCAGACATGCCTGAGCAACATACCACATCAAATCACCAAGTTCGATAATCATATGCTCTCGGTTATCTTCGTTGAAAGGTTTGCCTTGGAAAATCATCTTCTTAATGATCTCAAGGAACTCACCACCTTCAGCATTAATACCGACGCCAGCAGTAAGCAGTCGTTCAATATTGGCACCCTTACGATCCAGCTCAACGAGACGATCAGAAAGGGCAACAAAGTCTGTAGAAGCGTCTGAAGTAACAGCATCCACAAACTTTTCATAACGGGCAAAATCAATATTCATACATTCCACTCAGCAAATTTAGATAAACGGTTTTGGGTTTGGGCAAATTGGGCGAACTCTTCGCCAGGGTCTTCACTATCAATGCTGATAGCGGAAGCATCATCTGCTACATCATACAGCTTCATCTTCGCTCTGTCAATTCCCACCATGAATTTTCGAGAGGCAGTTGGGTCGTTGTATCGGTTTTTAAGTTGTTTGACCATGAGGCGACCTTGTTGTTCAAGCTCCTCAGTAGAGATAAGGGCAAACATAAAGTCAGCAGTGGCAGGAAGACCAAAAGACTCAGAAGTATCGGTAAGGTCAGGGTCACTATTACCATAACCACTACGAGTAGTTTGAGTAGCAGAGACAATTGGTACATTATGTTCCACAGCAAGACCGCGCAGCTCTTCAGCAATCGCTTTGACATACGTGTAAGAATTAACAATCGCACCTTTATACCTCGCACTCGCACAGATGTTTAGATAATCCACAAAGATTATATCAGGTTTGAAATCTTTTTTCAAGGAAAGATCTGAGAGTAACCCCTTAAAGTGTCCGACATGAGCAGACGCTGTTGGATACTCTTTGATAATAAGTTTGCCTCTAGTCTTTCTAGCGATCTCTTGTACCTTAGAAGTAAAGAGAACTTCAGGCAGTTCAGCAATATCTTTGACATTTACATTCAATAGGTTTGCGTCAATTCGCTCAGCAATTTTCTCCTCTGCCATTTCACATGTAATGTAGAGAACGTTGTAGTTCTGAGTGAGGGCGGCAGCAGCCACATGGCACATGAATAGAGACTTGCCGACGCCCGTACCAGCAAGAGCGATGTTGAGAGTTTTGTTAGGGAGACCACCTTTCGTAATGAAGTTAAATTTATCAAGGTCAAACGGGATCTTTTCTTCTTTGCGGTGGTAGAAATCATAGCGGTCTTCTGCTTGTTCAATATAGTCGTGTCCTATATGTTCGTCGAACGATACTGCCAGGGCCTCTTGTAAGATACCTGGGATCGCATCCTTTGATAGTTTTTTATCACCTCCATCTGCGATCTTGATGGACCGCATGAGAGCGAGATAGATTGCTCTGTCTTGGCACCACTTTTCTGTGGCATCAAGGAGCCAGTTGAAATCAACCCATTCGTCTCCAAGGGACTTGAGTGTTGATAAGGAGTTCTGGAATGTGTCTTCTGTGAGATCGTTTCTAGATTGGAGGTTGATTGAGAGAACTTCTTGAGTAGGTACTTTGTCATACTTACTGGCGAAGTCAGCAACCTCTTCAAATAAGATGCGTTCATGATATTCGTTGAAATAGTCTGCTTTTAGAAATGGAACTACCTTGCGATAATACTCCTCGTTAAAGAGAAGGTTACGCAAGATAGTTTCTTCAATTCGTTCAGTTGCCATAGGAGAACTCTTTACGTGCTGCTTCTTCCAGTTGTGCCATCACTTCTTCAGTAAAATACTTCTCGGGATCGGCAAGAATAACAGAAGGATAAACAGAGGATTCACCAACAACGATACGATTTCCCTTACGAGTGAATACTCCGTGCTCTTCACCCAGTTCCAATAGTCCGTAATAGCGATCCAATCCACGCTCATCAAAATAGAGTCTGGTTTCAACTTTACTACCCTCCTTCGTTAGGCGTGATTTTTTAGCTTCGCACTTGATGATGTTACCAACTACTTCAGTTCCATCTTTCTCTTTCTTCTTACCGAGATAGATGATCGTAGAGGCAGCATACTTCAGACCAGTACCACCACCCATTTCTTTGGTGGGGACATAAGATCCGATCACATCATAGGTGTGGTTGGTGACAATCATTGGAACTTGTGCTTGACCCAGTTTCAATGTTAGCACACGGAAGGCACCTTTGATGAGTTGTGATTTTGTCATGTCACGGACTTGCTTATCGTTGGCAACGTCTTCCATCTCCTTAGATGTAGAAAGCATACCAAGACTATCGAGAACGAATAGCATAGGCACTCGTTCATCTTTAGGTTCTTTCAGGTATTTGTCTAGGATGCGACAAGCTTGGGTACGGAATTCTTCGATGGTTCCAACAGGAAAGATAATCATACGCTTGCTATCAATTCCACGGCTCTCAATCATATCCCGAGAAATTGCCGACTCGCTTTCAAAGTAAATGACCCCACCAGTGGGGTTAGCATCAAGAAAACTACGAACAACAGAAAGTGCAAAAAAAGTTTTTCCTGTACTACTTTCTCCTGCAAGGGCAGTAACCTTGTTGGACGGGATCCCACCAAACAAAGATCCACTAACGAGCGCATTAAAAATGTAAGAACCCGTATCAACAAAAGTAGTAATGTCGCCAGCAGCAACGCCATCACTAACCAGAGCAGCATATTCATTACCGCTTTCCTTAATTACTGTATCTAGGAATCCCATTGTTTTACCTCATCTTCATACATGTTTACGTAGGAGTAATTATTACTCATCAATTTTGCAAATGCTTTAGCAGTTTCAAACTCTTCAAAGCACTTGATACTGTCGGGACCAATCTGACCGACGACATGATTGGTCCAACTCACAACCCAGACATTCATTCAAAGAAACTCCCGATAGAAATTTTTTTCTCGTGTGTCCATCCAATACATTGTAGCACATTTTTGAGCGGTTCGAGGAACGACTTTTCAAATTGTGTCTGATAATCCACGTACTTCTCCAGTCCAAATTCATGCGGCAGATCGCCAAAGAAACTAATACAGTTCTCGTGAATTGGATTTGGTGTCTTGAGATACATGAACTTGATTTTCTCACCCTCTTGAATGAGAGGATGCTTGTTCTCAATGTTGTATTTTTTGATGTAGTGATTGTAAAGTAAAGCTCCCCTTACGTGAATGGGGGTTGCCTTCTGGTAGATCTCTTGGGGGTGTCTATACTTTGCCAGATTATTGACGCCTCTGGGGAAAGCAACTTCGTTGTAGGGTCGCTTTCTGGTTTCGTTGCGGACATCATTGATGAAACCGATGAGTTCATCATTTGACTTGCCGATAATGATTTTGAAAGCTTCATACAATTTGTCTCGGAAATATGCTGGAGTTGAAGACCTAGCAGTTTCAAGACCCATAATTTTCATCTTGGGTTCTTTGTACCTAACTCCTTCGCTGTCCCATACGTTGAGAATGTATCGCTTCTTCGCAGTCCAAATGCCACGATTAGCGATGTTCTCTCGCTTCATCTGCATCTTCTGATCATAAGCATTTACATAGTTTGCCAGTTCTTGGTAAGAACTTTCAATATAAGGTTCAAGTTCCATTTGACAGATCTTGTCAAGGAACCCAACAACTTTCTCACTAATTTTCTCTCGTCCCTCGTATATCTTTTCAACCAAAGGACCCATATTGAGATAAATGCTGTCAGTATCAGAAGCAATAACATAATCAACGTTGTCAGTCTTCAACACCTTATTTAGATACTGGTTCATCTTGTTCTCAATCCAACGGATAGAGAGCTGACCAGATAAGGTGATCGCTTCAGCATTTGCCAGTTTGTAATAACGGAAGTGCTCGTTACCGATAGCACCATAAGCAGAGTTCAAAGAGATCTTCTTTGCCATCTGAATGTTATTACAGCGGGCAATCTCTTTCATGAGTTCCACAGTTGGTGTCTTCTCATACTGCTGTTTGGCAGCAAGCATTTTCTTCTTGTAGATGACACGACCATCATACATCTTCTGCATCATTTGAGGCAGAAAACCATGAATATCTTTGCGATACTGTGCGCCGTTGGCAGCAACACAATACTCTGTATCCAGTTCAATCTCTTTATTCAGGAACCCCTCAACATTTGCGCTGGGATGGCGCCGTTCTGTGAGTGTCTCTGGCGAGATGTTGTACTGCATAATAAGATGGGGATACAGACTATTGAGATCAAAACTGACCACCCAATTATAAAACCCAGGTATCGGTTCTTTGACATATGCCCCAGCGTATTTCTCGGTTTTGGTTGCTTCTTTCTTGGGAGGAATAGCGACCTTTCGTTTCAATAGCTCCACATATATGTAGTTATCCCACATGCGGACCTGACTAAACACATCTTCATAATTCACCTTGGCGTCGTATGCCATAGTGAATGCCAATTCAAGCAACTTCATCTTGTCGTCTAGTTGATCTACCAGGCGAACGTCGTGAATGTTGTATTCGATAAACTTCTGCCAGTCGTTCTCATAGAACTCTTTGAAGGTATCAAACTCGCTGTGATCCAATTTCTTGGCACCAAGTTCTACGTTACAGATATGATCCAGACGGTAACTCTCTTGATTAGTGTAAGTGAATTTCTTATACAACTCAAGATAGTCTAGAGTAGAGATGCCAAGAGTATCCACAGCAAACTGCTTACGACCCTTGATAAAGATTTCACGTTGAGATACAAGTTTCCAAGGAGAAAGTAATTTGACATACTTATCACCAAGAATGCGATCAATACGATTACAGATATATGGCATGTCGAATAACTGTACATTCCAACCAGTAATTACATCTGGAAAGTTTGCTTGCCAGTATTCGAGGAATGCTCCCAACATGCTCTCTTCATGGCGGAAATGCATGTAATCCACCATGGCATCTTTGTTATTGAATGGTCGTGCCCCGAACACAGTAATTCGACCAGTGAAGCTGTCTTTGATAGAGATGGCAAGGATCTCCTGATCGGCAGTTTCAATGTTGGGGAAACCGTTTTCGGCAGCGGTTTCAATGTCGATTGTAAATACACGGATCTTACTGCCGTCGAACTTGACTTCTTCCTCTGGATGTTCTTCAGCAATGTATTGATAAAGAAATCTAGTATTGCCATAGATCTCAAAGTCTTCTACTTCTTTGTATTGCTTTACAAAATCTCGTGCCTCAGTAATAGAACCAAACTTATGGGGTTCCACACAGTCACCTTCAAGAGTGCGCCATTCAGAATAGTTCTTTGTAGGCAAATACAGCGTGGGGTTGAAAGGAACCTTCACGCTGTAGCGATTGCCATTTTCATAACCACGGACCAGCAAACGATTGCCAGCTTGTTCAACGTTTGTGTAAAACTTCATTCAGACTTTGGCGGATCAATTTTGGTAAGATATAAGGCAAGCAGTTTAGTGCTTGGATTCACAAGTGTGGTAACGTCAGAAGACCTGACAATCACTTCACGATCATTTGAATGGGGAGGCCATGGGGCGATATCTCCATCACATTCTACCACGTAGGGATCGCGCAGGACGCAATCAGGGTCACCTATCGAAGTGGCACCCTCAATCTCTTCGACCTGCGCGATGATCCACTCATTCGCCAACTTCAGTAGGTTCGCTGCTATCTCCATTAGTTTCCTCAAAGAAAATATTAGTTTTATCTACACCAAGTTCAATAAGTCTATTAGTGTAATTTTCAAGAACTCCATTGTCAGGAAACACAACACTTATGATATGTGATCCACTAATTCTATGTTCTTCTACTGGGCTGTATGGACAGAATCTAGTATAGTTAATGGCAATATCACCATTTTCATTCTTTTCACCAAGAGTTAAAACATATGGATAAACCAATCTGTATCCAACTACTTGCTCTTCATCGTCTTTAACATCACCAAATAGGCACAATACATTATCACCTGTGACTAGTTTAACAATTCTAACGAAGTGGTTTTGCTTCAATTCAGTCATTGGATTCTATCTCCTTTTTTTGTTCAATTTTTTTCTCGTATGCTTCTTGCAATCCTGGTTCTGGATTACTAATTGTCATAACACAATCATATGGAATCTTAAACATAGTATCTGTAGAATACGGATTCCACTTACTGAATCGAACTTGGTATTCCATACCATGTTGTTCTGTAAGATATTGAGGAGTACCACCATCCAAATTTAAAATGTATGGTTCGTCCATGATAAGACAAATTCCTTTTTTGTCATCACCTTCACCATCGAAGGCTTCTTTTAGATCTGTGATAATTCTATCACCAGTCTTCAATGTAATAATTGATACTGCCATAGTTTATTATTATTGTGATATTAGTTTAGCATCAAAAAGGGGCACCGTCAAGTGCCCCGAATATTTAGAACCATTTTCTTTTCTTCTGTTTCTCGGGCAACTCTTTGACCAATGTAACTGTCAGTAACCCACTGTGATACTTTACATCTTCAACTTCTACATTATCAGCTAGTTGCCAGTTTCTTGAGAATGATTTATTAGAAATACCTTTGTGGGCATATCTGACTTCTTTATCGTCCGATCGTTTTCCTTTGATTGTCAGAACATTTCGTTCAGTTTCGACTTCAAGATCTTCATCTGAAAATCCTGCCACAGCGACTTCAAGTATGGTCTTGCCATCATCTCCGTTAATGACATTGTAAGGAGGGTAGTTTGATCCACCGCCTGCAATAGCTTCCAATCTACTGAATGCTTCATCGAATCCAATTCCGTAAGGTGTATATGTTTCCCAATTAAATGTTACCATTGTCCTAAAAAGCGACGTTTACATGTGACCCATTCGGCATCACACTAATACTTATACGCTTTGCATAAAAAATGGGGATGAAGAAAACCCCCATGAATACTACGGTTTATACTAATTTAATAGATTTTAATATACATTCTTGTTGTTCATTTCCAATAATTCGATTTTTTGAAATATATTCAAGTGTATGATACGAAAATAAATCAAATCCTAAAGATACTCGGTAATGATCTGTTGGAAGAACTCTATGTGGAACCCAGGAAGGAAACATAGTTATTCTAGCAGATTTATTTTCACATTTCCAAGGACCATAATAATCACTAAGATGTGGTATAAAATAATCAGTTGTTGTATCATTATCAGATAGCATCACATTACCACTAACAAAAGTGTTTTCGTGATATGAATGACAGTGCATTGGAACCATTTCATCTGGTTTTAAAACTACTGCCCAACCTCTAATCCATATATCATCTATTCTTTCTTTTTCAAATTCTAAAGAATTAACATAATCACTATAAACTCTAGTTATAGATGCTTGCAAAAATTTAACTGCTGGATTATCCCATGTAAAAATATTGTATGTTCTCCAAGTGTCTTTATAAGAACCTGGACTATCCTCTTCGATTTTTTTTATTAATTCTTTAACAAAAAAATTATTAAGATCTTCTACCCAAATTGGAACATCAAAAATTGGAGCAAATGGAGTATTTGGTTCCCAACTTTTCCAACGATGTAAATTTGCGTGTGTATTTTTTAATTTACAATTAGCTTGGTCAAGAGTATTATTCACTTACCTTTTTACGACCAATATTATATTTGCTTTCTAAAGTCCATTCATCCTTTTCTTTGAAAGCAAGCACTTTGATTTGATTGAGTGGAGCAAGATCAGCAATCTTGTCTGGCGTTACAATTGTAATCAATCCCCAATCACTCAGAAGTTGAATAATACGATTGCGACGCTGAACATCGTTTAGTGAAAGATTAGTGTTCTTTCCATCAAGAGCAAACAGTTCTTTGAAATGAACAATATAATACTTACCCTGCTTATGCAGAATATGACAGGACTGATAGATCTTCTTTTCTTTACGAGAAGCTACACCAATTCTTGTCAGGGTTTCCCTCACTTTAAGAAAGTCATCTGGTTCGTTCAGGATGACCTCTACCATATCAGCTTGCTTCCACTGGATTTCAGTTTCAACACTCATTTTCTTCCACCTTTATTCAGTACCTTTGTAATATGATCTAACTGATCCTTGGTGAGAATCCTAAGTGCCTGGAGTGCTTTATCGTCATTATAACCATAATACTCTTTGACTACTTCAAGATAATCAATAGAATCTTTTTTCGCCCAAGGAGAAAATCTTTTCCTTGGTTTGACACTATTTAGTAAAAAATCATATTGAAGTTTCTTTGGAAGATGAGGATTTTTATTCATCTCATTGACAAACAAGATGGTATCCGTAAAGGAACTCAGACAACGATTAATAATATAAGGAGGATATGCCTTTTCAGCATCAGCATCATTCTCAAGAATGTTTTTCTTGGATTGATTGATGCTGTATAGGTAATCTTTCAGTTGGTATGTCATTCCAGTGTCTCACGACCCCCGCGATAATGAATAAATTAGTAATGAAATAAGTACAGAATATAATAGTCCGTATATGAGCAATGTTGTCTGCTTCTCGTTTATCATCGGATGCTTTTTCCCCGAGTGCTTTACACCATAGACGCCACATTATTTGAATACAGCAGTAACAGAAACAACTTTAGCTTTAGGATTACGAGCAAGAGCAGTCTGTCTGGCATCTTGATAATTAACTGCTTCAACGATCTCATCAAAAACACGACCGCCGACATAGAGTTGAACTTTAATTTTCATAGTTGTAAAGGACGAGTTCCTTGCGTTCTGCTTGATCTATTGTATAGGATCCCACGCTCCTCATGGTGTAGGTATGTGCAAATTCTCCAACTGTCCATCCCTGGAACCGCTCGGTCACGAGGTTGGAGCTGTTGTAGGAAACCAGTTGAGAGCAAACATGCCTGTCACAATCAGCAGCAAACTTATCGTGATCAAATCCTTTGTGCATTGATCCCTTACGCCCATAGAGGTTATCCTTAATATCATAAGGAGGATCAAGATATACAAACACACCCATGTCATCTGTCAACAGTTCTTCGTAAGAAAGGTTAGTAATCTTCCAGTCTTTGATAATTTTACCATACTCTGGAATCTTCTCAATACCATTCATGGAGAAATTACTGACACTTGCTTGCTGACTGAAAGAAGAACTCTCAGTCAGACCAGAGAAACTACATTTGTTAATGATGTAGAAAGCAACGGCACGGTAAAAATCTTCTGCTTCTGGATGATTAAGTTGGATCTTCATTTCGTTGAAGAGTTGTCTGGCAAGTTCGGGAGTGCCATAATCTTCCTTGTATTCTTTCAGGCACCTGTGTAATTCATCTGGTTCATCACGTAGAATACACCAGAAAGTATAAAGAGGATTATAAAGATCATTCACCCAGATATCCAAGAATGGATAACGCTTGGCAACTTCAAGTGCCACAGAACCACCACCAAGGAATGGTTCTCGGTACTCATCAAACGTCTTTAGATCAGGAATATACTGAAAAATTTTAGGTAGAGCTCTGCTCTTCCCCCCTGGGTAACGCAACGGAGTTTTCAGAGATTTCAAAGTCTGGGGCATGATATTTAAGATACTCAAAGAACGTTAGTTTCATTTCCTTCTGCGTCATGCCACAGTGTTTGGCAGCAGCAGGTAAGGTCATTTTAGCACGAAAGAGAGCTTCGTTTGCTTCTCTTACATTATTAGGGGTTGTCTTTACTGGGGCATCATATAGGTCCCACTTATTAATTTTGAAAAGGTTCATTCTCTACAACGCATTTTAGCATATTCAAATATTTTTCCTGGAATGTTTATACCCAAAGCATTCTCAAAACCATAAAATCCTGGTGAGGAGTTTGCTTCGCAGATCCTGTATCCATCCTCATGGAAAAGCAAATCAATCCCAGCAATATCAAGATCGAGAACTTTTGCCGTTTGTATGGCAAGGAGTTCCATTTTTTCATCAACGTCATAACCTAATCCTTTACCCCCACGGGATATGTTTGCTTTGAATGATCCATCGGTACTCTGGCGAAGCATAGCACCAACGACCCTACCACCAATAACGACAACACGAAGATCACGTCCCTCTGAAAATTGTACATACTCTTGGACGATCATACTGTTCTTGAAGTCTAGTGCAGAAATTAATTCTGACAAGTCATTGAATTGTTTTTTATTCTCACAGAGATAAACACCTGCTCCATGTGATCCAGTAATGACTTTCACCACACAAGGGAACCCTACTTGTTTTTCAACTAAATCGGGATTACTCGGAAAACGAGTAAGCATCGTTTTGGGAATAGGAAGTCCTGCCTGTGCCAAAATCTGATTGGCATACATCTTATCTTTTGCTGCGATGATCGCATCAGAGTTTGGCAGAGTAGGAACATTCAGTCTTTCGAACTGACGCAAGACGGACAAGTTATAGTTACCAGTAGCAGAGCCTGTCCTAGCGAGTAAAACATCTGGGAGACTAACGATCTCATTTTGGTAACGGATTGATTTTCTGTCATCACGAGAAACAATAAGGTCAATTTCATCAGCATAAACAATCTTGAAATTAATTCCAGATTGCTCCGCTTCTTCTAAAAATCTATCTCTTTCGTAAATTTCTCTCGTCTTACGATTTGCTAGCATCCAAGTTTTCATTTGAATTCACAACTCATCATTAGTTCTGTGAGACATGCTAGCATATTTACTTCTTGATCTGGGACAATTGTGATGTCACGCATATATTTGGCGATGATCAATACTGCTTCTGGAATAGAAGCTGGTTTGAGAACATCGTACAGACTGTCATAAACCTTACGCATCATCATGCTTGGGTCGTTATCAAGATGCTGAACCACCCAGTTCTTTACAGTAGTAAATTCTTTCTTCTTCAGCGAAGTGAGTAGAGCGTCCAAATTGACATCAGCAACATCAACAAGAATAGCGGAACCGATAGCGCCAGTCGCAGCATAACGCTGGCATTCATTGATGAGACGGCGCCAGTCGGGATAGTATCGCTTGACAAGTTTGGCAAGGACTTTATCTTCATACTCAACCTGTTCGTGGGTCAGAATAGTTTTCAGGCGAGTAAAGAACTCACCTTGAAGTTGAACTGCCTGATCTGGTTTGATACGAAAATCAACGACAGTACAACGAGAATGGAGAGGTTCAATGATCTTGTTGATGAAGTTACAAGTGAAGATGAATCGGCAGTTGCCATGGAACTCCTCCACGGCGGTCCTGAGCGAGAGCTGGACATCGTTGGTGGTGTTGTCCGCCTCGTCGATGATGACGACCTTGTGGGACGCCCCAGAGGTCAGAGAGATGGTTGTGGCGAACTGCCTGACACGGTTGCGGACCGTATCGAGGAAGCGCCCCTCGTCCGAACCGTTAATGACAATATAGGATGCCCCGATCTCATGACATAACGCTTTGGCAATTGTGGTCTTTCCGACACCAGCAGTGCCAGTAAGTAGAAGGTTAGGGATCTCTTCTTGTGCGATAAATCCTTTGAATACTTCTTTGATGTTTTCTGGAAGGATACAATCTTCCACGATGGAAGGACGATACTTTTCAACCCATAAAAACTCTTTACTCATTCTAACTCTCTCAAAATAGTTTGTGACACAATATTGGTGGCATTCAGTTCTGCCCGCATGTATTCTACACCATCCTCTGGTCTAGTGTGATCTCCACAAGTAAAGATGTCACAAACTGCTGTGCCATTCTCTGGCCAAGTGTGAATGCTGATATGACTTTCAGCAAGCAGAGCAACAGCTGTGACACCTTGCGGTTCAAACTTATGTGATTTTAAACTCAATAAAGTGGATTTACACCAGATTGCTGCTTGATATAGAACATCTCTGATAAAACCTTCATCATCTAGATCATCAGCGGCACACCCCTTCAGGGTAAAAAGAATGTGTTTCAATAGTCACGGCTCCAATGCGATGTAATATTTAAGGTCAAGATTTTGATTTGTCCATTCAGAAATCAAATGTTTGGATACTTTAACAACATAGTCACCAGGGAATAGACGAATGTTCTCAATTTTAACATCGAGTGAATAATCGCCAGTACAACAACCAGAAATGGATTGCTCGTAAGTATTGCTGGTATCATTCTCTTTATCACGAAGGACAAGTTTGATTTCATTAGATCCTTCTTCCGATTGGAAAGTCAGATCAGGCAGACTATAAACGGCAGATGCTTTCTGAAGTGCCACAAGATCTTCACCAGTCAGATTAAATTGAAGATCAGCACCAGGGAACTTTACATTCTTTTCAGGAGCAGATTTGAGCGTAATTTCAGGATCAGAAAAATAGTAACGAGCAGACTTACCACCGCCACGGATGCTGACAAAATCGCTAGAGGAGAAGTCAAGTTCAGGACTGTCAAACAAAGTGATGCCAGAAAGAAACTGGCTGAGATCATAAATTGCGAAGTCCATAGGGAATACTTCTTCGCTAGAGAACGCTGCCAGTATGTTCTCCGCATTGCTAATCGTGCGTACTGTGCTTCCCTTTCGGAATACGATGGAGGAATTGATACTGGAGAAATTCTTGAGGACATCAAAGGTCTTTTTAGATAGGGTTACTTTACTCATCGGTTGTAATCTTCACGAACAGCGTTTTTATCATTGAAGTTCAAAAGCAGAACTGCGTAGTGTAGAACTTTGATAATGTCCATCCTAGCAGATCCTTTCTTGTCGTAACGAGAAGCATACTTCAGGATGTTACTACGACAGAAAGCTTCTCCATCGCCACATGCTTCAATCAAATCCAGAGTTTGGATTTTGTCGTCACCAGCAGAGTAATGCTGTTTGTAAGTATTCATAATGTATTCACGCAGTTCCTCCAGGATTGCGTCTTCATTGTATTTGAAATTCATTTCACTTGTTCCAGATCATTTGGATATTACTATGGTAGCATTCTTGAACGTTACCGTCAAGGTCTTTGACAAATAACTTCAGACCCTCGCCACCTAGGATCTTCACGGTCTTGCCGCTCGTGAGAACGGCAAGATGATTTACATAACCGTGGAATGTATCAGAAAGGGTCGCTGACATTCTCTTCCTCCTTAGTTTCTTCCTTAGTTTCTACCTTAGCATCAATCTTATCATACAGTTCGATGAAAGATTGCTTGGTCTCATCATCAAAACGATTGACGCAGACCTTGATAGCTTTCATACGATCCTGCCAGATAGCAAAAGCACGGATGATATGAACCAGGCGACGAGTGCTGATCACTTCATCAATACCGCCATCACGGAAAGTTTTACGGATGATATCTGCCCAGTTGGCAAGGTTCTCACAGAACTCTTCATCCACGGCATTCAGAGCAGCAGATGCTTTCTTGAGAATGGTAGTCTCTACAGTAACGGTAGGATAATCTTGCTCAAACGTGAGAGCAAAACGCTCAAGGAATGCTTCGTTCAGAACGTTGGTGCCGATGAAACGCCCATCTTCAGAACCCTTGCCCTTGGTATTGGCAGTAGCGAAGATGTTGAAACCAGCAGCAGGTTGGATGAACTTGCCAATCTTCTTCAGGAAGACACCCTTGCCTTCAAGAATAGATTGGAGACACAGGATTTTGTTAGATGCCAAATCAACCTCATCGAGCAGCAGAATAGCACCGCGCTCAAGAGCTTCGATCACAGGACCGTTGTGCCACACAGTCTCACCATTCACCAGACGGAAACCACCAATCAGGTCATCCTCGTCAGTCTCGATCGTGATATTCACACGGATCAGTTCTCGCTTCAGTTGGGCACACGCTTGCTCAACAGAGAAAGTCTTACCGTTACCAGACAGACCAGTAATGAAAGTGGGGTAGAACAGACCAGATTGAATGATCTTCTTTACGTCAGAGAAATTCCCGAACGGGACATAATTGCCATCACGGTCAGGAATAAGGTTCTGTTCTTCCCGAACGGTAACACCAACAGCAGCAGGTGCTTTGTATGCTTGCTCAAGCTTCTCTTGAACAGTCAGGTTCCAAGTGCCACGCTTTACATAGAAATCACGCAGTCGCTTGGTAGCAGTAGCATAAGTGATACCAAAGACACCACAAGCATCCTGAACCTGGGCAGCGTTGATATCGTTGCCGAAATTGTTGGACAGGTAAGAAGTCAGTTGCTCGGTAGTAACGTCAGATTTGGCAGGCATTTTGGTCATTTCGTTGATGTAGTTATTATAGGGCAGGAGTGGTGGTCTGGCGTCAGACCCAGGACGGTTTGCGAGCTGGCACACGCAGGTAGTTGGTTGCTACCCATGGCTTGCTGGCAATATACATTTTGTATGCCGTGAAGGTGTCAATACTAGTGTCTAATTTATATTCATCAGGCATCGCACGAGCAAATGGTGTTACCTCTGTGATCTTACCTTTGGGGAAAAGATAATATGCTTCTAGCAAAGTGTTGTAGCAAGAGTGAAACTTACCATAGCGAACAGAATATTCATCACACAAATTCATACCCCACTTGATCAACCAGTAGGCATTATCAATAGTTTCAGCTGCCCACTTTGTACAGGGATGATTGCGAAAAGCACCTTTCTCTGTGCGATATGCGATACCATCTGCTTTATGAATTGGACCATAATTATGATACCACTTGGATGCCACGATGGATAACATCTGGCAACACTCAAGTGGCATCTTTACGATATGTTTATCTGGCAAACAAATGGCACTCTCGGCAGGAAATGGCGAGGTGACAAAAATGTTCATGCGACATACTCCACGAAAGAATTTAGAAGTTTTTTATTGGTGGTCTTAGAGTTCAGCATCTTTTTGAATGCTTTGGTAATATCACCCTTCTTGGCACCACACTCTACATCAAATACAGAACTCTCGTCAAGAGAACTGTTACTAATCGCATAGAGAGCGGTGAATGCTTTGGGATTAGGAATGATGGCAGACTTTTCTTTCTTCCACTGTTTCTGAACCTCACCATAGTGGGCAACGTCAGCATAGGAACAAACGAAGTTGGAGAGTTGGGAACCAGAAAGAATACGGAAACCCAGCACATTCACACCAGGGTTACGATCACGCAGTTGCTGAAGGAAGATGTTGGTGTTACCATCCCACGCTTCAAATGCTTTATAGACACGACCAGTCTGACGATCACGCAAACAAGCATTACCGTCTAGACGGCGAGGACGAACATAAGAATGATCACGGTATTCGTCATACAGTTTGCGACCGTAGGAAGTCTGGCAAGCTTCACCATCAGAAAGAATACAGACATTCACTTTCTGAAGATCGTTCTGTTTCTTGAACTGGGGGATGATGTAGTTGAGCATCACAATACCCTCATTCAGAGGAGTGCCAGACAAACCAAGACCAGTAGTAGCAGAGTAATAAGTGTGGTAGGTATAAGTATATGCCTCTCGGAAAAGATTGCGGCACATACGCTCATAGTCTTTGCCGTTAGAACGAGAGGATACAAAATTCACCAGATGGAACATACCTTTCTGGAGATACACTTTGCCTTCGTGACAACCATTAGCGGCAAAGTATTCATCGTTAGAGATATACTGATCTTTGCCTTGCTTGATACGACGAACAGGGAAGTAATCGTTCGTGAAAGCATACACCTCAAACGGGATCTGAACTTTCTTACAGAAGGCAGTAAGGTTCAGAAGCTGTTTGACAGTAGCAAAGATCTCACGCTGCATCGAACCAGACCAGTCCAGAAGGAACAGCAGACCATGGTTCTTACCGTCAGGAAGGATCGTAACTTTCTTGAAGATATCTTCGTTGTAAAGATA